ATATGATTTAAGATTTTGGTTGTGGGGGCTTGGATATAAAGAAACATTGCTTGACTATCAACATGAAGTACACTTATATTATGAATCAATCTAAAATATTTTGGGATAATGCTGCAGCAGATCCAGATGTAAGATATAAATATATTGCAGATGAGTGGGCATCTACTGAAACATTTTTAAATCTTATAGAAAATAATAATGACTCTTGGAGTAATGTTTTAGAAATTGGATGTGGAATAGGAAGACTTTTGGTTCCTTTGGCAGACAAATATAGCAACTGTAACTTTTACGCAATAGATATCTCAGATGAAATGATAAACCTTGCACCTAAAAGAGATAATATAAAGTATCAGAAACTTGCAGACAATCTTGATTTTGTATATTCAATGTTAGTCTTTCAGCATATTGAACACCAAGAAAAAATTAACTATATAAAACTTGCCTATGAAAAATTAAAAGTTGGTGGCAATTTATTCTTTCAATTTGTTATTGGGGAAGAGAATTCTCCATACTCTTATCAAACATCAAAGTCTGAGATTGATAATATATTAAAAGAAATAGGATTTAAAAACTTAATCTTTACAAATCATATGCATCCGCAATGGATGTTTGTCAGGGCTACAAAATGATAAACGCATATCTTTACTCAGTTAAACAAGAAGATTGTGCTTCTGATAAATGGGACTACGGTTTATTAAAACAATTTTTTAATAAAAACAAGATTAAACCAGACAGAGTGACAACTTTGCCTAATGTAGATAGAGCCTTTGTTGTCATTCCTGGACCACAAAACGTAGACTTTGAAGATCAAATATCTGAAGAGTTAAATAAAATAGGCAGGGTAGTTTTATTTATTACTGGAGATGAAAGCGCTACTTTTAAAGTTGATAAGATAGAACATAGCAATATTGAGATTTGGATTCAATACCCACATAGAAAACATTCACAATATAACAAATTAGCGTTAGGTGTTCCACAACATCTATCAAATAATTTACCAGAGTATCAAGATAAATCTTATGATGTATTTTTTTCAGGACAAATAACTCATCAAAGAAGGCAAGAACTTGCAACTGTTATGCCTGACATACCAAACTCTTTTTATAATCCAACTACTGGTTTTGCAGAAGGCTTAAGTCCGAAATCATATTACGATAAAATGTTTTTATCAAAAATTGTTCCTTGCCCTAGTGGAGCAATGGTCATTGATTCATTTAGATTCTATGAAGCAATTGAAATGCTTTGTTTGCCCATAGGAGATAAGTTAGATTCAAAAATGCAAAATACAGATTTTTTTAATTTTTTATTTCAAGGTGAGCACTCAATAAAAACTGTTGAAAATTGGCAAACCTTATCTAATTTATTACCTGACTTATTAAATAACTACACATCTGAAATGCATCAAATTGTCTGTTGGTGGATTAAATATAAAAGAGATTTATTTAATGAATTAATGAGGCAAGCAAATGCATAAAAGAGATATAACAATTGTTATGGCTACATCTGTAATTCCAGATCACCCAAGTACAAAGATGATAGAACAAACCATTAGTGATATTCGTGTTCATTTTCCAGACAATGAAATTATTATGCAAATAGATGGTCTTAGAGAAGAACAACAAAACCGTAAAAAAGATTACGATGAATATAAAAATCGTATTTTGTGGAAGTGTTTACATGAAGATAAAAACATTTTACCTTTTATATTTAAAGAACATAGCCATCAAACTAACATGATGCGTCAAACAATTGCTGAAGTTAAAACACCTTTATTACTTTATGTTGAAGGTGATGCTCCTTTAACTCCAGATGTACCAATAGACTGGGATAAGTGCTTGGACATGTTTGAATATAATAAAGCAAACACTATTCGTTTTCATCATGAATCATTTATACCAAAAGATCACGAACATCTTATGTTTGGTTTAGAAGATGGTTTTATGAAAACCATACAATGGAGTCAGAGACCACATTTAAGTAGAAAAAAATATTACAAAGACATTGTGCTTCCAAGATGTAAGGATAAATTTTTTATAGAAGATACATTTCATGGAGCAATTCAAGACGATATATCTCCATATGGAGTGTTTAATCAAGAAGGTTGGGATATGCATAAACTTTGGATTTATCACCCTGAAGGTAATATTAAACGTTCTTATCATTTAGATGGTCGTCAAGGTACCCGAAAATTTACGGTAGACGATGATGCTTGGGGGTATAAAGAATGAGACTAGGAATCATAGCAAGATCAGATAACACTGGTCTTGGTAATCAGACTAGAGAGTTAGTTAATATGCTTAACCCTGATAAGATTCTTTTAATTGACTCTTCCCCGTTTAATAGAAATGAACAACATCCAGAGTGGTATAACCAGTATGATTGTATTAAAACAGATGGCTTTCCCTCTGTTCAACAAATAAAAATATTTTTAAATGATGTAGATGTTGTGTTAAGTTGTGAAACCTTTTATGATCAAAACTTAATAGCGTTTGCAAACAAGCGTGGTGTAAAAACTATTTTGCAATATAATTACGAACTATTTGGTAATTTGTCAAACCCTGAATGGAAACTACCAACTGTTTTAATTTCTCCAAGTGTATGGAATATGGATATTGTTAATGAAAGGTTTGGGTCAAAAACAAAACTAATTCACCTTCCACCACCAACAGATATATCTTTATTTAATAAAGCAAGACAAAATAATTTATCAAGAACTCACAAGCGCATACTTCATGTTGCTGGTAAAAAAGCATCAAAAGACAGAAACGGAACTGACTCTGTAATAGAAATGTTAAGTTATTCAAAAGCAGATTATGAACTTGTAATAACAAGTCAAACCCCATTAGTTTTTAATCTTAAAGATGAAAGAATAACTATTAAAAATGATAACATAAATAATAAAGAAGACTTGTATGATGGATTTGATGCAATGGTTTTGCCAAGACGATATGCTGGATTATGTTTACCTATGAATGAGGCCTTAATCAGTGGTCTGCCCGTTTTTATGACAAACATATCTCCTAACAACCACATACTTCCAGAAAAGTGGTTAGTAGATTCAAGCATAGGTGGTAAATTTAAAACTAAATTAATGGTAAATATTTATAATGCTAACCCTGAAAAATTAGCAGAATTAGTTGACAATTATATTAACAGCGATAATATGTACGAGTCCAAGCAAGAGGCTGCAGAAATAGGTTTTAATAATTTTTCTGTAGATGTTTTAAAAGATAAATGGTTAAAAGTTATTAATGAGTAAACAGAAAAGCCAGCCTATCTCTAGACTGGCTATCTGATAAAAGATAAATTACTTCTTAGTAACTTTCTTTACTTTTGCCTTTGCAGACTTAAGAGCCTTATCAACTTCAGCAGCATCAGGCAAGATGCCAAATGCCTTATCTGCAGGATTGAGTGCTCTCAATGCAACGGGCGCTATAGCAGCAACTAGTGCAGCCCATAGATCCTTTGGATCTGTTACGCCAGCCATGTATAAAGCAAGACCAGATGCAAGAACTGAGCGACCGTAGGACGCTAGCATTGCCTTTGTTTTATCATTGATTATTTTTTCCATTATTCCTCCTAGGATATAATTTGTGTTAGTATTGTAAAACCAATCCACAGACCAATAATTCCTGCGACTCCCGCAAAAACTGGTGGTGCTGGTACTGGCAATTTGAATGCTGCGAACACTGCACCGCACCCAAAACCTGTTATAGTTGATAAGACTATCTCTTTCATTCTTTCATCCCCATATCACTGCTTGGATTCGTAGGATGATCCACTGGAGTTGGAGCAGTTGCCAAAGCCCCACACTCATTACATTGAATATCTAAATGATAGTTAGATATGGTGTATGTTTCTGGATCAAAACCGACTAAAGCCCTAAACAATATACCACCACATTCTGGGCACTTGCATGTGGGAATTCCCCTTGAATCAAGCATCTTTTGTTATCGTGTCTACAGGCATAAGTTTTTTTAATTCTTTATACTCTTTGGAAAATTTTTTCATAAAGTTATCATAATCAGTCCCCTTGGAGGTGTCGTTATTTTCGTTAAAATAATTAATTTCTGGCTCTGCATAAGAAATAAATTGTTCTAATGCTTTTTGAACATCCTCAATATAACCAAAAGCCCAATCACGAGAGTCTGATAAAAATTTAATAAAACTTTCTTTATGAATATCTTCATCGCTTTTTGACTCAAACTTAGTTTTTTTGACAAACTCTTGTAATGATTCATGAGATATAAATAGTTTAGCAAACTCTTGAGTTAGTTTAGAAAGCCTGTTTAATACAGATAGGTAGGCTATAGCAAAAGAGAGGGTCAGGGTTCCCAGAACAGCAATAATAATGTTATCCACAACTTGCCTCCATGTATCTAATTGTACTAGTTTATCCTGAAATTGTCAAACTGTGCGGGTAGCATGAGTAACCCAATAATATAAACATTTATCACAACAAGGCTTATTATCTTTACTCAAGGTATCTTGATAAAACTCAGCATAGTAGATAGGATCTTTACGATATAAGTTAGCCCTATGAGTGATATTGACACGATTGACGTGTAGGCTACCTTGCCAGAAAGGCTTAGAGATACCCCAAATCTGCCCACAAACGGCCTCTAGAGCCTCTATGTTGGCCTCGTTCTTGTCTGTCTTAATCCCCCTTACCTTAGCCTCTTTAATCATGGCTTTGGTATATAGGCGTAATGATTTTTCAGCGCTTTTCCACATCAATACCGCTGGGTGATTGCGCCAAGCCCCTGATGAAGATTGACCAGACAAAACTTTAAGTATTTGATAGGCTTCTAATATCTGTTTATTTAATCTCTTATTGTCAAGTATCTCTGCACATTGATCGTAGTCTTTGTAAGGCAGGAAGGTTTGCATTATTTTATAGGATCCCTAGTAACCAACACAATTGCCCCATTCATTTCTAAAGCATTTTTTACCTGAACAACATATTGTAGTGCTTGTATTTTTTCATCATGAACCATATGTAAAAACTGTTTCTCATCTAATTTTATTGTAAGGAAGTGCTCATTGTCAATTAATTCAACCTTAAATCCTTTTGGAGCAATAACAGAATGAAAGGCTCTACGCATATCAGATGTGTACATTTATTTGTCCATAGTTAAAGATTCCCAAGTGTCTGCCCAACCAACCTTGCTTCTGTGGTTGTTAAACTCTCTTGATATCTCTCCGCTTTCTAAATAAATACCGCCCCAAATTCCCCACTCTTTATTAGAAACGCCAACTGCAAAGCATGTTTTTCTAACTGGGCAAGCAGAACAAGTTGAATCTACCTTTGGTCTAACGTTTACATCGTCTTCATATTTGTCAAAAAACAAATTGTTTTCAAGACCAAGACATGCAGCGTTGTCTTTCCATAAGTGTTGTTTCATTTATGGACCTACATCGTATACTTGTTAGGAATGTCCCAGCCATTGCGATCCAGTTTAAATACTCGTTGTGTGTACCACTGACCCTTGACCCTTACGCCATTCACGGCG